ACACTGGATCCCACCTCGCGTCAAAGTATGCACCACTGATGTCTATCAATAAAACCGATTGAATTTGTTGATATAAATAGGCAGTGGTCGCGTACATTAGAAATCTCCTTTGATATTTATGGGCACAAACATAATACAACAACTTACTGAGAAATATCCCTTTATGTCACTATGTGTCTATGCCGGTGTGGAATATGTTGGTGTTGTACAAAATCGCGACGAAAATATCACTACCATTTACGACTTTGGCCACATACAAGATACAGATCTCAAACTGCTGTTTTTAGAATTGGGCAATGTTTGGTGGTGGGAAAGCAATAGATCCGTACCCATTAATATCTTTTTAAAGACCGAATGGGAACCATTTAGGAATTATCGTAAAACATTTGTCAACAAAGATTTAAACATCTTGTGCGGTCCTGTCTGTAGCTTGAACGACCTAACTCGCAGAAAAAGCAAACGCAAAAGTATCACACTTGTGCGAAGAATTGTGTTGTAATAAGGTTATTTAAAATTTCAGCTGCTTGTGCATGACCTGCTGGATTTAAATGACCATACAATCCATTTGTTACATCGTAGAACCAATTTCCTGTGCTCAATTGATTTACAAGACTATCAGATAAAATATTCATTACTCTGCTGTCTTTTCTTAATTGTACTTGCAAGCGATCATTATAAATATTTTTAGCAGTAGATTCAGAAACCAGAGGTTGATAGCTGAATACGTAATACGGTATGTGTTTGTTTTTTAAAAATGCTGTTAACATTAATAAGTCTGCTGCAAGATTGGTTATTTCAGCCTGTTCATCAAAAAATTTAACATGTGTGTTGTAATATTCCTGATTGATTTTTTCTCGAGAATCACCCTTGATTGACTCGTGATATTCTTGATAGGATTGTTTATTATCCAGTTTCCATTCATTATTTTGCCCCGGAGTAAAAAATTTTTCAGTTCTTTCCAAAACTGTGAGCTGAATTATAACTAAAGTATCGTCGGTTATTTCAATCACATCTCTCAGCGTGGTACGTATAATGCGACGATTACAGGATCCTGGCAGCCCCATATTTAAATAATCAACATTATGTTTTTGCGCTAGTATGTCCCCGTATGCTGGACTTTTAAGATCGTGATAAATGTGGTTGTCGTATGTAAAAGAACAACCGTTGGTATAAATGCGTTTTAATTTATTCATTTAGCAAGTTCATGTGTAATGAAACCAGTGTTGCGTATCCCAAACTATGACTCTTCTTAAATGTATATCCGCGCGAGTCGTCGCCGTCCCATATAGACTCAAACACTTCTGCCCACGGACGATTTTGTAAGTGAGCTTTGCCAGGGCGAATAACTGATATAAATGCTGCCATTCTGGAAATGGAATCGGGACGCATTGATGCCAACAACTCTACATAATTGCCCACGTGAACCAACTGACTAGCCCAAACAGGATCAGTCCATAGTCTTGACCATGCAGGTGTCTTTGCCAGCATTTGTTCATAGTGTGCGAGATCGCGCACCAACTGATACACACTCATATTCAAAAAGTCTATTTTGAAGTAGCCACGCTGTTCAGCTGCTTTGTAGTCAATGGCTGCGCATTCATTCATGGAATCACACGGTATGTCAGTGACATACACACCAGAATTGTGTCGTCGCACTTGACCATTTGTTGTTTGTCTTGCGGCGGTGTGAGAGATTAATCTCAATAATGCCGCACGGTCTGGCATGTCGATATCAATGTCTGCGCTCATTACCATCCTGCCTGTTTAAGTATGTCTTTGATGTAGTCAACATCTGTTGGATAATCTCTAAATTTTTGTTGCCAAAAGTCTGCGTCTACATAGGACCAAATCATGGTAATTTGTTCTGAGCCGAGTCTTCCTAAAAACCCCTGTCCTGAGTCTGAGTTGTATAACACCCAGGCACTGATGCGGCCTGTAGTGATAGCATAGCATAGCGCATTGTCGTTGCCATAACGCAAATAATCATTGGATGGATTGCCTGTTTCGTGACCCCATCGAATACCATGTTCAACTGATCTATGTAAGGCATCCATGGGACTTTCTATTCTAAGATACTGTTCCAGGAACTCGCCATATACTTTATCGCTACACCAATAGTCTATCTTCTTATTATTTTTCAATAGCCATTCAGTGAATCGAGGAATATTAACAGCCCGTATGCTAACACAGTATTGGCCAAATTTAGCAAATGCACGGTAGTACGGACTCCGAGCAAAGTCATCAAAAGACTTGGATTTGCCTGTGCCTTGACTCATTTCATAAAACTTTTGATACGCACGTAAGGCTAATTGGATTCCAGTTTCTTGCTGACTCTGGAATCGTTTCTTTTGTTCACAGACATGCACCACAAGTGTAGTTTCTTTGGCAAAAGATTTCTTACAGTATTGGCATTCAAATTTCATTTATTAACTTCGTTGCCGTGATCTCTAATGTAGTCGTTGAGTTCTTGCTTGGTAGTGATCTTTGCCAGCAGATCAATTTCGTCATCTTTCATATTTGGAAACAGTTCTGCTAATTGTTTTCGCATAGTGCCAGAATTGGCTTGTTTTTTCTTGAGACTAATCCATTGATGTTTGTGTATGCCCATACCTGGACTAACTGCTGTAGCACACAGCCATTGTAGTTTTGGATGTTTACCAATGGCAAAGAAATTTTTGTTAAAGTAGTGATTGCAGCTCTGCACATAGTATTCCTGCAGTTCTCTGGAACCTTGTACACTGGAGCCCCATCGGATCATGAGATAGTTAGAAAACTTTTTACGTTCTTCTGGGGTAAGCTCATCGTAGAATCTGCGATTTTTGAGATCAAATTGTTTCATCTCGTTAGCAATGTTTAGCTTATCACTTGTCTGTGTCATAACTTGATCCTGGCTGATACCTCGTTGATGGCTGTGCGTAAGCGTACAATATCTCTGTGCATGCGGTGCAGTTGCTGCTCTTGATCGCGCATTTTGTCTTCTAGTTCTCGCATGCGACGATCAATGTTCTTGTCTTTGGGAGCCGGTATGTTGGCTGTCATTTTTGGGATTACGCTGTCTTCTTTGTATTGTTTCATATTACCAGGCCTTTGAGTAATCAACAATTTCACAGTTGCGGCTGATGTCTTTGACAAAATAAACACAATCTGGCTTGTGTTCATCATTCAAAGGAACTGCCAACATTTGTCCATTCTTTAGTTTGGGACTATACCAAGCCACATCGTGATATACATCTATAATTTCAATGGAAGGAAAAGTTGGACTAAAACTACTTAGCGGATTGAATTGAAATACCTTAAAGCCTCGATCGTTGATACTGGTAAGTGGTATGACTTCAAGATCACCAGAATCTGGCTCGCCAATCAGGATTCGCCAGTCCATGGGCATCTTGATTGTGTAGTCACCGATCTGCAATACCAGGGCTGGACTGTTGAAACTTTCCAAAAAAATCAAGGGTATGTAATGATAGTCAGGATTAGCAGTGTCGCTGTTGTCCAAGATAGCAAAACGCATGTCATCAACTTCTTCTGGCAGCGTGTTCAAATCGTAGTGGCAATTGTCAAGGGTTAGTATTCTCATATTTTTATTATACAGTAAGTGAGTTCAAAGGTCAAGCCTGCCATTCTAATTTTTCTGTCGAAAATGGATAGTTGGCTTCCTTGTAGAAAGCCTTGCGTCGGGTCAAGTGTCGTTTGGCAAATTTACAAGTTGATGTAATGTCCCAAATTTCTACATGGTCTTTGTCTTCGGCCTTTCTAATACCACGTCCAATACTTTGAATTACTCTAGTAAAGCTCTTCCCAGATTCCACCATAACCAGATTAAATATGCGAGGAATGTTGATACCGACAGCAGCAACACCGTATGTTGCAATAATAACTTTGTTAGTTGACGTAGCAATTTCATCGTATTCATCCCGGCGGCTTGTGGCCTTGGTGGCACCAGATACGAATACTGCTTCGGGCTTATCGCCCAACAAGCCAAACAGTGTGCTGAGATATACC